GCCGTTCTGATTAGGTGCCTGAAATACCTGAGATTGGTGTGGGGCGTATTGGCGTTCCAGAAATACCAACCTGGAGAGGCATTCCGCCGCAAAGCATTCCTTCTGAACCACCAGTCACGTTGATGCTGGGTTTTCCGCTTGTGGATATGCCTGGCTGCGTCGAGACAAGAAATTCACAGCCCGGAAACCTAGACGCTTATACAAACGACAGCCGGGGTAATTTCACGGTTTGCGATGGGTCGATGCCATCGTTCAACGCGATGGACATTACACCTGGAACGTTGACGTATGGATCCGCCAAGCCGCCAGTAATTGAACCTCCAAAAGAAAAACCGGCTGCCTCCCAGCAACCGGCTAAGTCCCCTTCACAGTCGGCGTCCAACCCGACCGGCATTCCAAATGTAGACACAGAGTTGCCATGTCCGCCACCAGACGCAATACCTATCGGAGCTAAAAATAAGCTTCAAACTGCTGTTATTACTGGCTACGTGCGAATCGATGGAGAATGTAAAACCCAGTTCAAGTCGTTGGACATACCAACGATTCTCGGCAACCATCTTCCTGGTTCGCCTGTTGTGGTCACGACTGCAACGATTGCGGTTGTCGCAACAACGGCAGCAGTCTTAGCCAAACCATTAGGTGACATTCTGCTCAAAGTGATCAAGCCAGCCGTCAAAAAGACGATTAAAAAGATCAAAGAAAAGACAGGCAAAGCTACTCCTATTGAGTCTGCTTGGCAGCGTCGGAAGTACCAGCGGTCTTTGAAGAAGTAGGTATTGAATGTGTGTGGGGCGGTAAGACACCAGGCGGGTTTGTCAGGACCACATCAGCGCAGATCTGGCTGTAAGGCGACTTAGGGTGAAACATCACGCCTTCCTTCATTAGCGTTCCGCAATTTCGCAACCTAGCTATTTCGTAATTGAGGCGTTTATCAGCAAGGCTGGCTTCCATCAGCTGCACTTGCTTTTCTGCTGCCTTGCGACATGTGCGGATATGACTGCGATCCAATGGGATTGAGATCTGTGCAGTGATGCCGCCATTAACTGAGAAGTTAGTTTTTTGGCCTGTTCTGATTGGTTTGTAGAACAGCACGTTGCCAGGATTATCGGGCCTGCCATCTGGAACGGGGTTGCCTTCTAGATCAGTCGCACCAGCTAAATCGATAGTGTCGTAGACCGGCTCGTTGTAATACTGTTCGTAAGGGCTAGACCAGCCAGTAGTCGAACTAAGAAAAGGGTTAATCGTCAAGCTTGCACCCTGGCAACTAACGCCATTGATCACAGAGCTGAACGTTTTGCTTGGTACGACTTGAACAGCTTGGTTTGTGACTGAGCCGCTACTGTTTGCAACTGGTGCGGCAGTGCTTGAAACCTGAGCGTTTACCGGACCAGCAAATAACAGCAGAGCCGCTAGGACACGCTTCATTGTGTAAAGGTGCTGGTAGTTTCTGTAAGTGATTCAATGTCAGTTTCTCTATTTATTATCGTGTGATTTACAAGCCCTGGGCCTTGCAGTGTTTCTACAAAGCTAAAAGCAGCGCCTTCGTTAAGGATGCTCCAGGTTGGTCTAGATGCAGGATCAAGTCCAGTCCACCTGCTTGAAATACCGTTCAAGGTATTGGTGGTCGTAGTCAAGCTTTGTGGAGCAAGACCCGCAGAAGGCTTGATGTTTGTGCCACTAGCTGTGTATTCATAACCCGTACGATATTCGTAGGAGTTAATGACTTCATTAACCTTTGATGTTGTCTTTGTCGTGCTGGAAAGTGTACCTTGTTGAAAGCTAGGAATGACTGGTACGGCTGCTGCTGGGGCAGCCAAAAGCAACAACAGCAGGATTTTCACTTGATAGTCAGCTCCTGAATTACCTGTGCTACGGCTGAAGTACCAGCCCCACCTGCAGTAATCGACATTGCACCATCTGTTGCCAAGGTTCCCGCTAAAGTACCAGCTACGCCGCCTGCGGTTGTTGTTGTATTTCCGAATGTAGGGAGTGCTGGAACAACACCTGCAGTAACTGTTGTTGAAAGAGCAGTTGGCGTATTATCGCCGCCTAAGAATGACTCTGTATATGAAAAGCTGTCACCAGCAGTAGTAATAGTAAACTCACCAGGAGTGTAGCCAAGAGCGGTCCCGGCGCTATAGCTCCCGAACTTAGGCACAGTACCCAAAGTGACGTTAGAGCCAGATACAGATAGTGTGCTCGGGAGTCTGGTCGCTTGGGAGGCTGCTCCATCAACAGTTAGTGAGATTGATGATTTAATAGCGTGCGTAATGTCTGCCGAAGCAGGACTTGCCGCAAAGAATGTTAGACACGATACAAAGAGAAAACGTCTCATTTTGGCTTGGACGTAGGGGTTTCTTCCTTAAGTGTAGGCTCTTCTTTCTTCTTGCCATTGGCGCGTTTAATGTTGACTCCCACTGAGGAAAGGGTGCCTGTCAACAAGCTGGCGGGAAAAGTTGGATCCATGGCTTTGACGTGGCCCAAATAATTAAGGGTCAGCATTGCAATCGACCATGTAAGTACAGCCAGCTTTACAAAATCTGCCAACGGCGTTGATTCTGGTTCGTGCTCCTGCTTAACCTGTTCTTCTGCCATGATGTGCGGTAATTAGGTCGAAAAGTGTGGTAGAGGTTTGGGCGGCTATAGCTGGGGCAAGTGTAGGGGCAGGTGCCCTTGCGGTTAAAAGCGCAAACCGCGAAAGCCTGCAAGGTCGTGATACGTTGGTGCGCCTCACAAGTGCTGTAGACAATCTAAGTTCTCAAGTCGATCTTTTCCGTAGAGAGCAGGCCGCCGTCTCAACAGAAGTTTTTGCAAGGCTTAGTGACGCTGAAAGGGCGATTGCTCGTCTTGAAGGCATCCAAGACAGACACTAGACTTTTGGCAAATGCAGGTTTCTAATGCTTCTGCTAATTCGCCCAATCTTGTTCCGCTTCTTGCAATCGGATGGCGTCAAGAAGCTGGTGGTTGATCTTTTGACCGCATACTGCAAAACCACTGACAACACTGTTGACGACAAAGTGGTGGATTTTGTGAAATCAAACCTATTTCCAGGGACTCGCGTTGAAAAGTAAATGTGGGTTTGGGTTGTAGTTGTGGGCTTATCGTTGCTCCCTTTCTTCCATTGGTTCCGTGGCACTCCTCACCAACTTGCCGCTGTTAAACAACTTGAAGAATCCTTGCCTCAAGAGCTACTTGAGGAAGATGCCGCCTGGGTTGATGCGTGGAAAGCATCAGGCATTGATCAGCAGGTTTACATCCCTTACTTCAGCCAGCTCGACAACGGCAGAGAAGGTTACCGCGAATGTTTCTCAAGTGCAGCCGCGATGGTTGCAGCGCATTTTTCGCGCGTCAAAACAGATGATGAGTACAACAAAATCCGTGACAAGTTCGGGGATTCGACCTCTGTTGAGGCACAAATAAAAACGCTTGAGAGTTTGGGGTTGAACGCTGAGTTTCGGACTGATGGTGACGAAGAAATGATCGAGATGGAGATTGAAATGGGCAGAGTGGTTCTGGCGGGCTATATGCACCGGGGCAGTCTCCTACGCGGTGAGCCACCAATGTGCAGTGGAAATGGATGTGGTCATTGGGTGGTTGTGACGGGCTACACAGGAAAACACAGTAGTGATCCTGGCTGGGTGGTTAATGATCCAAAGGGAAAACCGGACCTAGCTCGTGGAGGACATTCAAGTGCTACAGGCGGTGAAAGAGCAGAAATAAGGCAATCAGAGTTCAGGCCGCGTTGGCAGGTCGAAGGCCCTGGCACAGGCTGGGTAATCTTGGTGGACAATTTGTGAATTGGTCGTATATAGGCGCCTTCTGGACCACAGTCGTTATGAACTGTGTTCAACCCGTCAATATCGAAGCTTGTTTAAAAATAAATGAGTGGCTTATTCCTGCAGCGCACGATTATATAGATTTCAGAAGTAAGGAGCCCTATGCCTCCGAAAAACGAGCCCTTGAACAGTTTCGACTGGATGGTGGTCGAACCAACGTTGAGTGAGCAATTTATTTTGGAGCGCAGTATTAGGGAAATTGAAGACTGCGACAACATCGATGTGCTGTCTCAATTATGTGTATCGATGGCCAAGGCTCAACACCATCAGACACGGCTGCTCAGGCAGGCCGTTGGTCACATTGCCTTGTTGGACGCTGTGCTTTCTGGCGGAGAGCAGAAGCCCTGAGAGCTTGCTCTAACACCGTGAGCTTTGGGTTGGATTCGTGCAACGTGTCTCTGACTCTTGCCTTGGCTGCGTCAATTTGGTCTTGAGGACGAGTTGTCCAATTCAGGTGGACTGGGGCCATGACTCAATTACTGAGGGTTGGTCTCATCGCAGTTATAGAGACGTGTTAGATAGCTGTAAAGCCATTGGGCTTGCCAATCTTGTTCGTGGTATCGAACAACGCCAGCGGCTTCTACGCGCCAAACCAACTTGCCATTTTTTTCGACCTGCTCAATGGTTGGTTTCATGTCAAAAGAATAGGCACGGTGGTTAGCCGTGCCCTTGAGTTAATCAGAAATCAGGAGTGGTCTTGCTTGGGATCTGCTGCAGGTTGATCGAGCCAAAATCACCGTATTGACCAGTTTGGCCTTTGCCGTTCAGGTAAAAGCCCTCGACTTCAATCTCTTCTTTCTTGGCAAAGTCCCAGACTTTTCCAGGCTTGACGCGATCAGATTCGCCAGCCAGTTTTTTCAAGTAAGACGCAAGCTCAAGTATTGACTGTTTAGTGACAAACAAGGACAACTGTTTGGGTTGCTTGCCTTCTGTGTCAAAACGGTTTTCACCGACAGACCATTTGATTTGGTGGGTGAGTGCGGGAACGAAATCAGCCATCAAGATTAACTCCTTTAAAAAACTGTGAGAGAATTGTTTTGACCGCAGCGTTGCGCACGCCGCCGTGATTTTGATCAGCGTAGTGCTGAACATTTTTGGCTAGGACGGGGTCCAGCCGAACTTGGAAATGCAGATGACGCCGATCGTCATCACGCTTGGCTTGTGCTGTCTTTTCACTATCAGACATGATGCTTAAGGTTTTGAAGAACCCAATCTCGGTGTTTAACACCAGTCAATATCGGTGCGATACGGGCATCACTGGCGAGACAAAAGTGGCTGCGAAATGCAGCCAAGAAACTCTGTAGCCCCTCAGGTGATAGCTCTTGAATCAAGCCAAGACAATCGTCACGATCTTCTTTTGCTAGTGGTTGATCCTTGTCGGCAACGCCTTCAACCTTTGCAGCAGGCTTGGCAGGTGTTTTTTCTGCAATGTCGGCGTCGTTGTCTTCAATGCCAACACACAAGCCAAGGACTGACAAAAGGCAGAATCTGCGTTGATAAGTAACGCTTTTTCCCCATTCCTGAGTGCCATTCTTGCCGCTGTTAATAGCAAGAGGGGTCACGGCTGAAACGTGCTCTCCGCTTGTGTGCATCAACGTTGTACGCAAGCCAGGTTGCCCGTTGATTTCTTCCGGTAGCTGAGAAACAACTAGGCCAGCAGCTCTAAGCGCAGGACCAATCTTTGACAACACACCTGGAAGGTTGGCAAAACCACCGTGATAACTTTCGGCGTTGTCATGAATCGTGGGGACAGAAGACTGGAACTTAATTAGAGCCTCAGCTAAGTGCGGTAACGGTGATGTGAGCCCCGAGGAAGTCATCGGTTGCATAGCGTTTGGTTGCATAAATTGAACAGATTTGAGAATCGTTGTGTAGCAAGACGCGAGCGACCGCATCTCCAATTGCGTCTGAACATGATCTCAACAGCTTGTCAAGATCAGGCGTTGTGACGTGATGCTTGGGGGCAAGTGGTTTGAGCTTTGTGCTGTTTTTGCCTGACCCAAAATGATGTAAGGGACGAGGGAAAACAAAGACACATTTCAACTCAACTGGGGCTTTGATGTCCCAGTCTTTAGGTTTATGACGTTGAGCAGTGACAGCAATGTCATTGCGCCAAGAGGCCAAAGCTTCAACGTTATTGGCAATGACTCGGCTCTGATAAGCACGGACAGAGCCTTGAGGCACTGGGGTGCCAAGCACTGAGAAGGTGATGCTGCTTGGAGCGCGGATCATAGTTAGTTTCCAATCAATGGATTTGTCCGAAGTTGCCGTGAGCTTTTTGCTCACGTAGTTTGAAAAAGCCTTTTAGATCAGGAAATTGATCCATCAAATCACGGGCCGCAAAAGCCGTGTGATTGTTGTTGATCTTCAGGCCAAGGTCGCCGGTTGTGGCGCGTGTCTCCCATCGAAGGATGTGAAACAAGCCATCCATTGAATAGCGGCTATGGCCTGACAGTTTTAGCTCTCGGGCTAGCCCTGCCAGCTGCAATAAAAGGCCAGGATTTCTTGCCTTACATTGTTGCCATTGCAGGTACAGTTTTTGCGTCATTGCTGCAAGCTTGCACAGGCGCGTTGCCAGCCTTGCTCGCAGTGTGTGATCTGTTGCTGGTTGTGAACGCTGGTCAAGGTGAGCCAGGTAGCGCCAGCAAAAAGCGTGCCAAAAATGAGCGAGACAAGAAAGCCTGTTTTTTCAGGCTTGTAGTACCGGGGACGTGACTTGTAGTTCATAATTCCTCTTGTGTTCTTTTGATGGGACCAATGCCGTTAGGCCAAACAGTGTTTTCATCCCAATGGGCTTTACCTAAATTAGCTGCACAGAAATTAGCGCGGCGCAAGTTGGCATCAACAAACGAAGCAAAATGAAGATTAGCGCCTTTGAAAATTGCTGATTTCAAATAAGCAGCCTTAAAATTTGCAAATGGTGCGAAGCAGAAACGAAAATCAGCAGATCTAAGATTTGAGCCTTTGAAAATAACGCCGATTAAATTGGTTTCGCGAAAATTTGATCCGCGAAAATTGCGCCCTCTAAGAGAAATTTTAATCGGATTATCAAACTCAGATTCAGGGATTTCTTTAGCGTGCATAGGCAGATAGGGCGAAGGGCTCATGCACAACAGCATGGCATGCCCGTGCATGCCTGTCAATCAAACAACGGGTGCAGTTGCAATTTGATTTGGTCGCCGACCCAGGTCATCGCACTAGACGGAATTTCAACCTCTGGAACTTGTGCTGTGTACCAACGATGGTTGCAGCTAATGCAATGACGCCGACGGACTAATTCGTAAGGGCCATCAACTGTTCGCTTTGTAGTCACAACATGCACGCGGAAAGAGCCGCATGTAGGGCATTTCATCACGTTACAACTGTGGTTGTTTTGCTTGGAACTTGCCCCAGGCGTCTGACCACGCCTCTAGGCAGTTACCCACGCTTTGCTCGATCACCTTAACTTTTTCCGGGCCAACAACAACCATCACCGCCATGTCGGCGTACACGCCTTGACAAGCCAAAAAAGACGAATACGCCCCAAGCTGGACAGAGCAAAATTTGCGCCCAGACACAGCTTTCTTGCTGCTGACAGTCTTGAGGTCGCCAACGTAAATAGTCCCGTTTTTGCGGAGTAAAAAATCCAGCGACCCAGCGCAGCTCTTGGCCTCATCAACTACGCGATATTCCGTCGCCAGTGTCTCAGCGCCTTTAAAAAACTTTTCGCCACGTAGCGCCTGAATCCAATCTTTCCACTTTTCCGGGACTTCAACTTCATTGCCGTTCAACCATGCCTCGGCATAGTCATGAATGGTTTTACCCCTGATAGCCCAGCCATCCTCGCCGTCTTTGTATTTGGCAATCATGCTCCGCTTAAACGGCGTCATATCCATGTCCACAATGTCTGAGACGTTGTGAGCCATCCATTCTCCGTTGTACATATATCTGTGTTGCTCTTCAAAAAACTGAAGGCCAGGTATCGGCTCAAGCATTGGGGGTTGCAATCTGTGACCACTATGGGCATGATTTGCCAGCAAAGCAACCCCAAAACATGCCCGATATAGAACCATTAGCAGGTAGCCACGTCAGGCTTGATCCTCGCGTTCTAGCTGCAGTTGAAGCTAAGCGACCTATAGGCGTGAGCCGAACAGGCTGGGTCAACCTGCTGCTTCAAAAAGCCATTGCATCAGAGCCTGAGCCTTTAGCCCGTGACTGATCTCAACGCAGAAGAGCGAGCCTTTGACCTTCTGCAATGGGTGCCATATTCGCTTCCCTCGGATTACGACGAGGACGACGCGATGTGCGGAAAGTACAGCGCCATGCAAAAAGAACGCTCAGATGCAGCGTTAGACGCATGGGACTTGAAGCACCCTTACGAATCCAGCGACGAACTCACAGCCTTTCGCGAGCTGAGACGCCTTGGCGTTTACACCGACGAAAACTACTTTTCACCTTCATTGGCAAAAGATGCCTTCTACAGAAAAATCCTCAACGAACAAGCCGCCACTACAGGAAGCACTGACCGGCCTAGCCCTCCACGCCGAAAAGGTGATTCAGGAGGAAAGGGAACGGGATTGGATGCCCCTGATGCGAAACAAAGCTTTCGAGCTAGGCGTAGACGACGACGCTCGCGATCCTGAACTAAAGGCTTATCTCGACGCAGCAGAACGCCGGCTCCACAAAGGCACGGTTTACAGAGCAGGCCAACAGCTTCAAGCCACTGAGTCTGTCTTTCTGCTTGACGGGATGGTGAAGCTTGGCGAATCCAACGTGATCATTGGTCAGCCAAAGGTTGGCAAGTCATCGTTCTCAACTGGTCTGATTGCTGCCTTGCGCGATCGTGTGCCGCAGTTCCTAGGGCGTGATTTGTCAACACCCAGCGAACGAATGCCTGTCCTTGTATTTGGCACAGACCAAAGCGAAGGTGACTGGCTGCATTTATTGCATCGCGAAAGCTTGGTTGCAGAAGATCAGACGCTGAAAGCTGATTCAGTTGATTTCTTCTGCAGCATGGAAACTGGCGAGCAGTACAACTTCACTAAAGACGGCATTCGTCGTATGCGTGAGGAGATTGAGAAGCACCAATTTCCGCTTGTAATTATTGACTCGTTGAGTTCAATGATGGAGCCAACGGGCATTGAAGAAAACACGTCTAGGTATGCACAACCAATTCGTAATGCGATTAGCCAGTTACGCAAAACTGGGGCCACATTGGTTGTTATTCATCACTCTGTAAAACGTCCGACAACGTGGGATTGGATCACAGAATGCAGAGGCAGTAGTTCCATTAGCTCGGTGTTTAGCTGGGGCGTATTGATGCGCTGGGTTGCACAAGAGGAAGATGGTCTCGCACGTATTGATAAGCGCGTGGGATTTGCTGGCAAGGGCCGCGGCGCTAATGAGTCTGGCGGCGTAATGGGCCAGTACATGCCAGAAGGCGGTTGGCTCTACCTTGACGGGCTCGAGGAGGCGCAAAAGGTTGAGCGTGCAGGACAGCGCATCATGGAGCTGGGCGGCGTACGTGCATCGGTCTTTGATTACCTGACCCTGCGCACAGGATTAAACGCTGACGTATCAGCCGACGAGCTTGCCACGGAGCTGGACAAGCAGAAAGGCCATGTTTCGCGTGAGCTGCGAGCACTCAAAGCAAAGGGTTTAGCCGAGCCTGTACGGGCAGAAGAAACAGGGTCAAGGCCACGAAATTATTGGATGGCGAGCCCTGCTGCAATGGAGTGGTCCCTGGGAGGCTCAGAAGCTGGATTTAATGGATCTTTGGATCTTTTGCCCAAAAGATCCTTAATATCCAATAAATCTAACACTCAGGATGGAACAGCCGTACTACTTTCGACATCAAAAGATCCAACGTCCGATTCAATAGATCCAAAGACCAAAGTCGAGATTCGCAGGGGTGACGAATGGGCCAATGGCTTTATCGTTCGCAACGGATCT